ATAGTTCGTTAATTTGTGTAAGCCCCCAGCCAACAGCACCAACAAACATCACAATAATCACAATGGCAATTGCCCACTCCATCTGTTCGGCCTCGGCCTCTTTGCGCTTTTTCTCTTCAGCGTGTAAGGCCGCCATCTCTTTGGCGTCATCCCTGTCCATCTCAGCTTGACGGGCCTTGGTTGCATTCCACACGTCTATGCGCCCAGCTTGCATGAACAACATCTTTAACTGCTCTTCAAACCGTTTGGCCTCATCCAAAGCCATCTCAATCTGCAACGCCGCACCAAGGTTAGACTTACCGCCCGTACGCTTGGCGTGAAGCATGGCCTTTGTAGCGGTTGACTTGGCATCAAAAAGCTTGGCTATTGACGGCGTTAGGCCTGCCAGATCACTAGCCACTTTACTAGCTTTTTTAACGACACTGATTGCAGTCTGCAACCCTTCTAGTGCCGTGATCGGATCAATCATCTCAATTCAAAACTTAAATTCGCATGACGAGGGTACTGCACAACGCGCTCCCCTTCAGGACACTTGTACTTGATCGTCGCCAGCAAAGTGGCTTTGCCGTTAGTAACCTTTTCCTTGCCTACCATTGTCAACTCGTAAGTGAATGTGTCAATCTCTGGCCCGGCTGGGCCACTGAACTTGCTTGCGGTGGTGGTGGCTTCATGCACCATACCAGCCGCATCACGAATGCTTGGCGTAAAACTTTCAACAGAGCAATCGTCCCGTTTCTTGATTCGCGCAACGGTAACATTTATTGGTTTACCAGCTTCTGCCACGATCTTAAAGTTCTCAGGTGACCACTCAATAATTGCGCGGTCAAACCAACCAAACTTGTCGGCAAGCGTGTAACTACCGCCTAGTGCGGCAACGGTAGCGGCAACGGCTCCAATCGCTTTGGTGATGTCAATCATCTCACCCCCAACTCCACGCAATCATGTACGTGCCAAAAATGACGAAGGCCACAAGACAGGCTGCGGCAATAAGTGCTTCAGCCCAATCTTTCATGGCTATGCCTGCATGTGATCGTTAGGGGTGCCGCCATCTTTCTTTAGAAGATTAAAGATACGTGTATTATCTTCAAGCGCCATAAATTCGTGCGGTTGATTGGGGGTAAAGTCTAGCAATTGGCCGGGTACTGCAATAATTTCCCAATCGTGTGAATATATTTTAAGTTTTCCACGTGCAACTATTGTGATGTGCGCATCAAGCTCAGTGTGTACGTGTTTTGGCAGAATATCACCGGCTTTTTCAAAGTCGTACATCACTCCGGAAATTACCCCAAAACCTCTTAATGGTTTAGTCAATAACATTTGGTGCTCCTGATGCTACGTTTGTAGAAAGTAATTGTCCGTCTGAATTAAAAATAGGTACCTTGGGAAAATTAGGTTGATTTACATCCACCAAAACCCACGCGTCCATCTGTTCTTTAAATGCAACCCAAGCATCTTTAATTGGCCCCTCGGGGCTATTATCAACCCCGTCTTGCGCCAATTCACGTAAAGTTTCAGCTTGATAATTTACACGCGTAGTTTTTAACTGCATGTAGTCCGCCAGCTCTTCTTCGTTCATTGGGCGTACACTCCAAACATCTTGAACTATACCGTTTACCCACTGATACGTAGCAATGTCTTTTTCAAATTCACTGGCATTCATTGGACAAGGTAAACGTCTAAACCTAGCAAATTCTGGTGGCAAATTATCTACATCAACGTGCGGAAAAGCCTCGCGAAAATTATCACCAAATATTGGGTGTTGATACGGCTGACCATCTCTGATCTGAATAAAAAGTTCATCCATTACAAATTACCTGTGTTAGTTGAAGGGAATGATCGTGTCGTACCGGGCCAAATAATGCGAATAGATGGAAAACCTCGTCTGTCGAGCCGTTGCCCTAGTACGCCACCGTTGTTTCCCCCGCCACCGCCGCCATACTGCCCGCCAATTCCTCCAAGACCGCTCGAATTTGAGGTGCCAGCAACGCCACCACTACCACCGCCACCACCGCCACTTCCGGCAGCACCTCCAGCGCCGTTAGCGCCTTGGCCTAAATTACCTATTCCACCAGCGCCTCCGCCGCCTACACTGCCTCCTGTAGTAGCCATTCCACCACCACCGCCAGCGCCGCCAAAGCCAGCAGCACCACTAGTGGCTGTTACTGAACCCCCACCGTCTGCGCCGGTATTGCTATAACCACCAGCACTTCCGCCACCACCTGCCCTTGCGCCAGAATAACCTGCCGTACTAGTAGTTTGACGGCCACCAACACCGCCGTTGTGTCCAGAAGTGCCAAAGAAGAAATAGCCGGGGCCACCACCAGCGCCGCCTTCAATGCCATTGCTGGCAACAGCCGAGGTTCCCGTATTTGTTATGGCGTTAAAATACTGTTTCTCACCTCCGTTTGCGTTAAAAGCAACGGTGTATCCATTTCCCGGTATAACAGTAATATTGTTGCGGTACGCAAGCCCACCACCGCCACCACCTGAGCCCGCTACATAAACTGTGGGGCCACAACAAGAATACGAAAAAGCATCTTGCCCCCATCCACCATAGGCAATCACTACTACTGAGACAGAAGTAACCCCGGCAGGTGCTACCCACGTATAAGTTGCGGTACTATTTGCCCCCCATGTGTATTCCGCCTGCCCTGTTACTGCGGTTGTTGTAATGCTATTACTTGCCGCACTTGCAGCACTTGTACCCACAGAGTTAGTAGCCGTAACAGTAAATGTATAGCTTGTAGAAGCCGTCAACCCGGACACAGTAATGGTTCCCGAACCGGCTTGGCTTAGTGTGCCTGTAATTCCGCCGGGCGAAGATGTTGCTGTGTAGGTTGTAATTGTTGCGCCGCCATTGCTTGCTGGCGCTGTGTACGCCACAGTTGCGGTATTTGAGCCTGTTGCCGTAGCTGTACCAATTGTTGGTGCTCCGGGAGCAATAGCCGCTACCGCTGCCGTGCTATTTGAGTTTGCGCTTACGGCAGACACCGCGTTAGTCGCAGTCACCACACACCGGATTGTGCTACCACCATCTGCGTCAACCAATACGTAAGTACTAGACGTTGCGCCACTAATATTTGTAGTGACACGTTGCCACTGATATGTAAATGTAGGTGTTGGAACACCCGTCCAAGTGCCGTTTGTAGTTGTAAGCGTCTGACCAACAGTAGCCGTACCCGTGACTGCTGGAGCCACGGTATTCACAGGGGCATTACCAGCCACAGCAGCCGTAGAGTTGGAATTAGCTGAAACACCAGAAGGTGCAACTGAATTGGTAGCCGTTACAACGCAGCGAATTGTGCTGGCGTAATCTGCGGCAACAAGTACGTATGTACTAGATGTTGCGCCGCCAATGTTTGATCCGGCACGCTGCCATTGGTATGTGAATGTCGGCGCTGGTGCGCCCAACCAAGTACCGTCTGTAGTTGTAAGAGTTTGTCCAACGGTGGCCGTGCCGGTAACAGCAGGTGCAACCGTATTAACAGGGGCACTCCCGTAAGAGTTGCCCACAGACGCCATCAGAATTCCTGTCATGTTACGTTTCCTGTGACAACACAAACAGTACCAGAAATAAACAACACGTTGCATACGCCGCGTGTGGCCAGTGAAATTGTAGCTTTATCAGCGTCTGTACCGCCAATGTAAGCGGTGGTAATTGACATGGTCAATGTGATTGCGCCTGACGTATTGTTAAAAATCACAACAGCGTCGCCAGCAGCAAAAGTAGCGTTAGGAACCACAATCGATCCACTAGCGCCCACTTCAATAAACTCACCAACGTCACCTACGGCAAGTGTGTAGCTAGTGGTCTTCGCCGCGCCTGATTGCGGGATATTTAAATAACCCAACGAGCCAGATGCGGGTAGCGTCACGTTGGTAGTTGCCCCAACAGTCAGTGTAGTTGCGTAAGCCCCTGAAATAGTCAGCGTGCTTGCCGCGTTGTTTGATACGCCTGTACCACCACTCGCAGGGCCTAACGTTCCGCTTAAGGCAGTCAAGAAACTTGATGCAACTTTGATGTAGTCAGTACCGTTGTAGTAGACAAGACATTCTTCGCCTACAGCAACTGATACGCCTGACTGTCCAGCAGCTTTAAATGTTACCGTACTACCGGTTGCCGCGTTATCTACCAAGTACAGTTTGCTGTAGCTTGGGCCTGTAATTATCTTGGGGGTTGTCAGCGTGCCGGTTACGCGGATCACCATGTACTGTGCCGTAGTTGACCCAATACCGCTCCCTGATGCACTACCTGTGGTGTTAGCCAAAGTAATAGCACCATCACCTGAAAAAGACAGTGTGCCCGCAATAGCGATGTCCACGTAGTCAGTAATACCGTAGTTGACTGTGTCGCCCCATGTACCAGAGAGCGTTCCCTGTGTGGGGGTAACTAAGCCCAAAAGAGTGGTCGTTGCTGGCATTTAAATGCTCCTAAGTTGTTGCAACAGCAGTCCAACCTGCCGTTTGCGTGTTACCAATATTTTGCCAGTTTGCGTCTTGCGTGTCATCAATTATTTCCCAGAAAAACCGAGCATTTACTACATCTGTGCCGGTTGCCATTTCCGTAATTGATGCCACAAAAGCCGCCGCTGCCGCTAAAGTGTCCGCGCTTGTTGCGCTTTCTTCTACTGTAGTGGCAAAACCTGCCACTGCTGTAATCTCGTCTAACCCCGTTGCGCTCTCTGTAACTGTCGAATCTAGTAAAAGAGCCGCAGTTATTGCATCGGAACCTGTAGCTGACTCTTGCACATCTGCGTAAAACACAAAACTTGACGCTATGCTATCTGTGCCTGTTGCGCTTTCATCTACACTTGCCGCATACACAGGTAGGCTAGACACCTCGTCCGCCCCCGTAGCCGTCTCAGTTACTACTGCAACATACGTGGGCGACCCTAAAACCTCGTCGCTACCTGTAGCCGCTTCGGTAACTTGTGCCGCAAACGCTGATCCCGCAACAATTACATCTGCGCCTGTAGCCGTTTCCGTTACCGCTACGCTAATTCCAAGTGTAGACGTTACAGTGTCTGTGGCAACAGCTAACTCACCGATTCCACCCCAAGAGTTATAACCCCATGCGCTCTCGCCCCAGCCTGTACCAGCTACTGTTGCATCGTACACTTCCCCGCCTGCTGTTTCATCCGTACCTGTAGCAGTCTCGGTAATCACTGCCCCTACAGAAACAATAGAATCAACAGTGTCTGAACCTGTACTTACTTCTACTATTTCCGCGTCATACAGGGGTGACCCTGCCATGGCGTCTGCGCCTGTTGCGGTCTCAGTTATAACCGAGTCATAAAGGTTGCTAGCTGTGATTACGTCTGCGGCTGTACTTGTCTCAGTGACTGAAGAAGGTACGCTTATCGCGGATACAACCGCGTCTGTTCCGGTAGAGGCTTCGTCTACGGAGCTAGTGAAGGCGGTGAAACCGCCCCACCCTTGTTCGCCCCATAAGCCGTCGCCCCATCCGGCCATATTAAGCCTGCAAGCTGAATGTGTAAGTTACAGACAAAGTATCACCGCTAACCACGGAACGGTCACCGGGGGAGCCAAAGTCAGCCGCAGAGAATAACGTGCCTGTTGTGCCACTCTTAGTATTGTCACTTGTCAAAAACGCACCGCCAACGGTTGCTGTTGCATTGATGTTAAACACGGCTGGTGAAGCGGAGTTAGTCACAACTGATGGGTTAGCAGTCGTAGCTGTTGCTAAAGTGGCAGTTACGCGATTGGCATTGCTATAAGGCACAACTTCAGTCCAGCCAGCATGGGAAGCCATAGTGTCGCCAGCCGCAGGTGTATTAGAAGCTGCTGCACCGTACAGGCCCAAATACCAAGTGGTGATCTGGGTTACTGAAGTCAAAGCACTGCCAGCCATGTACTGCAAACCGGCGTTAACCACCAAGTTCTTAGAATCGGCAGTCCACTTTAAGTTACCGTCTTTGTCACGGCACTCAACGTAATAAACGCCTGTAGCTTGTGCAGCTTCACCAGCTTTGGTGTTACAAGTCAGGCCACTAGAAACAACGTCTGTGGCTTTGGTTTTTTCAATAGTCATGATGACTCCTAGTTAGAAGAACGAATGAGAGCCGCCGTAGCGGTGTTTGCGGGCATGGTGATTGTAAATGTGCTAACGGATGTCTTGTCAGAACCGAAGTCCAGAACTGCAATAGATTTGTTACCTTGGGTAACGTTGTAAATCAACGCACACCTTGCGGTGATTGCGCCTGTCCATGAGATGTTTGGGAAGCCAACGTAGGCTGTGTACCCAGAAGTGTTGACTGTAATTGGGGTCAACTGTGCGCCCCCGGCCACATATGTACCTGTATTAGCTACTTCATTGGTTGAACTATACACAGTCGTGTCTTCGTTCAAATTTGCGCTGGCTGTATACAGAGCAATCTTAATGACGTCAGTCGTCAAGTCATGTATGCCTTGGTAAAGCTCTGCCTTAAACGATGTGGTCTGAGTTTGAACAATAGCCATCAGGTTACCGCCTGTCTAAATTGACCAGAACGATACGCATCCTGACGCTCCATACCATCACCTAGACGTTTAGCTAATGCAAGTGCTTCTTGGTATTTGCCGTTGTACAGCGCCATCATGTCTTGCTCACCCTTCATGTAGGTGTAAGCCTCAACCAAAGAGCCGTACAACAACACAGAATCAAAGTTATCACCCAGCCACGTACGACCATCCGCCGCCACCGTAATGGACTCTGGGTAGAAGTAGTAGTGCAGTTCGGTGTAGTAGCTTGAGTCTGGTGTTGGGCCAAGGATAAACGTTAACTCGTCTGCATTGTCTGAACGTGGGCCAAACAGCGCGTAGTACCGAGGCAAACCTGTGTCATTGGCTGTGGGGTACGCTTGGCGGATAAAGTTAACATCTTTGTTCAACAAATACTCGTACGTACCCGTGTTTAAGTCGCCGCCCGTGACACCCGTAATGATGGCCAAAGAGTACACCGCCAGAAAATCTGTGGGGCACTGAAGGTAGTTGTTGTTTGCCGTTACTTGCCCATACACGTTCTTGCGAATAGACGGAAACTGAACGCTGTTGTAAATACGCTGCTCAGCTTGCTGAACGAACACGGGGATATTAGCCACGAAATCTGCTTCCGTGTTCTCCGTGTACGCCTGAATAGCAGCGCTGAGTGCGGCGTAATTCATGCCATTGGGCCCCGAGCCATGAGACCTTTAGTCGCAGCACCTGTGCCACGGACTTTGATGCCGGATGTCTTAGTTGGGTTTTCACCGTTGTTAATGACACCAACGCTCATTTTCATGGTGTTGAGGCTACTAATGCTAGAGTCCTTGCCGGGGTTAGTCGACATCACCAAAGCCTTGCCGTTCATTTTGTGCGGTGCAGCATAAGTAGCGGCATCGCCAACTTCTTTACCCATCATCTTTTTGCTAAATGTAGCCATGATTAACCTCGTTTCTGATTAGCAATTTTGGCCAGATTGCGCCCCATAGACAACATGTCCGCATCAGTTTTGCCACCTTTGCCACCCTTGCCGCCTTTTAGAGCGGCGGATGTGGGGCCACTATCGCCTAAATTTGTTCCTTCGGTCTTGCCCTTTTTAGCAATTCCGTCTGCTGCTTTTTTGAATCCCATTTTAAGCTCCTTAAGATACCGTTACTGTACCAACAAATGTCGTTGCCACCAAGTAGTTTGGCGTGAGAGCAACATCAAAATTAATAGACCCGCCTACTGGGTTCCAGCCCCACTGAATATCCCGCGAACCACTAGTCGGATTACCAGCGGTATTCACGCCCGCTGTTACGTACGTTGAATCATTACGAGGATTACGCACTGCTTGTGGGTCGTCCACTGGGTACATACCCAACTGCAACTGCGGCTGGTCGGGATCCCAACACTGAGGGCACACAAGCAGGTTGTATATCTTGGTCTTCTGAATCTCTTTTTTAAGCGCGGTCAATTTGTACTGAAAGCCACACCTATCGCACATGGCGATACTGTTCTTCGCAGAAGCAAACCGATTACCCATCAGGTGCCTCCACCAATAAACTGCTGCCGAGGCACAAAGCGAATAGCCGCTTTCTCTCGGTCTTCAGTCGCGGCCAATTCCCAAGCATCGTCGTACTGTTGTTTCAGCACCGGCAAGCGCTCAGCGCCGCCAGCAACTTTCAACGCCAAATAGTACGCGAGGCCAGCGGCCAAGCAAGGGATAAATCTAAACGGCACGTCCATCACGTTTACACCACCACCCGCGTCTTGCGTGCGGCGTAAGCGCCAGTAAACAAACGTGTACTGCTGTGACCCATCAGGAGTTGGCCAAACTGTAATGGCTGGAACCTGCGCCCAATACACAGTAGCGGCAGCGGTGTGTCCTACGGCAATGGTTTCTTGCTGACCACGAGAGCAGTTAAACAGCGTGCCAGTTTTGGCGTTTGCGTTTTGTGTGATGTAGCCGTAATTAATGATCTCGTCATCAATCTTAATGAAACCAGTTGCTGGCAAGCCTGTCACATCGTTCAACACAACTGTTGTGCTAGTGGACGTAATTGTTGTTGTAAGCGTTGCGGCAATAGGCGAGTTCTGCCCGTTATATCGTTGAATCCAGACTTGAATTGGTCTGGCTTGCTGAATCTTGTTGGGGATCGTAGCGTACGTAGAAACACTAATACGTGTGATTGTTAAGTCAGCCTGTGTATTAGCTGCGTTAGGCTGCGTACGGATAACGTGCTCAATCAGATCAACTGTATTG